TGCTGGGCGGGGGGCTCTGGGTAAGGGGGGGCGGGGGGGGGGGGGGGGGGGAGAAGGGCATCCTTTGAAGGACATCGACCTGGATGCCGTCTGGGATCTTTTTCCGCCACTTCCGGACGCCTGGATCGAGCGCCTCGGGAAGATCCGGGGATGGTCGCGCCGCTGGATCGAGATCCTCGACCTCCGTCTGCAGACGCACTACCGGCACAAGAAGACCGGGGCACTGGTCAAGATCAAGAAGCCGGAGCGCGTGGCGATCCCGATCCGGGACGCCGCCGGCAAGCTGGTCAATATCCGCCTCTACCTGCCCGGCGGCGGGCAGTACAAGATCGTCTCCTGGGCCAAGGACACGGGGAAGGCGCGGCTGTTCCCGCGGATGCCGCTGGTCCAGGATGGGGCCGATGCCGCGATCCTTCTCTGCGAGGGCGAGTCGGACACGATCTGCGCCCTGTCGCACGGCTTCAACGCGATCACGCAGACCAGCAAGCTGAAGAACTGGCCGGCGGATCACCTGGCCCCGTTCAAGGGGCGGGATGTCGTTATCGCCTACGACGCCGACGCGGCCGGAGTGAAATACGCGGCATTTGCCGCCCAGGCGCTCGCAGGCGTGGCGAAGTCCATCCGGGTGGTGTCCTGGCCTGCCTTCATGGGGATCGACGCAACAGGGGCCGTTCCCGAGAGCCACGGGCAGGATTTGACGGACTTCTTCGTCACCCACGGAAAGTCTCCGGACGATTTCCGGGAGCTGATCGCCGCGGCCCGGGCCTTCGAGGCCGGCGCGGCGGGTCCGGATCCTGCCGGCCCGGAAATGGAAGGTATCCGCGCGTTCTATAATTTCGGGATCAACAAGCGGTTTTCGTTCCGGCCGCGCCTGCTGGCAGAGAGGATACTGGAGGAGATGCAGCTCCTGTCCGACCCGGACACGGGGCTCATGTACTGCTGGAACGGGAAATACTGGGAGATTTACAACGAGGATCACCTCCGCAAGAAGGCAATCCTGCATCTCGGGGACGAATCGCAGCGCGACCGCATCAACGACGCCATCTTCCAGGTGCGCATCCTGGCCACCATCCCGCACGGAAGGCAGGTCAACGATCAAATCGAGTGGATCTGCCTCGATAACTGCATGCTGAACCTTCACACCGACGAAATCCGTCCGCACGATCCAGACTTCTATTTCACGAATATCGTGCCCGTGGAGTTCAATCCGGATTCGACGCGCCGATGCGAGCGGTTCGAGCAGTTCCTGGAAACAAATATCCAGACTCCGGAGGCGATCGCCCAGCTCCAGGAATTCACCGGATACTGCCTGCTCCGCAGCACGGACTACCAGAAATGCCTCTACCTGCTCGGCCCGGGTGCGGACGGAAAAACGAAATACATGGAGATCCTGAACGAGCTGGTCGGCCCCGACAACTGCGCGGCCGTCAGCCTGGCGGAAATCGACGACCATTTTCAGCGGTCCGGGCTTTATAACAAGATGGTGAACATCTCCGGCGAGGTCGGCTCGAACTTCATCGACACGGAATACTTCAAAAAGATCACGACGGGCGACAAGATCAACGCGGCATTCAAGCACCAGGACGCATTCGATTTCAAGCCCTATTGCAAGCTGATCTTCGCCGGGAACATCCTGCCGCGCGTCAAGGACAACTCGGACGGGTATTTCCGGCGCATCCTGCCGATATCGTTCAAACGGCAGTTCCTGGAGGGAGATCCGGACCGTGATCCGCACCTGCTGGACAAGTTGCGCGCGGAGCTGTCGGAGATCTTCTACTGGGCATGGTGCGGCCTGAAGCGCCTGGTCAAGCAGGGATGCTTTACCGATTGCGAGGAGACTCGGGCACTGCTGCGGGGATACCGGAGATCGAACAACCCGATCCTGTGCTTCGTCGAGGACGAATGCACCCTTGGCGAGAATTACGAGATCGAAAAGGTGGATCTCTTTAAGAGGTACAAGGAATACTGCTCGGAGAACGGCTACACGAGCTTCGGGCGGGAAAACTTCTTCAGGGAGCTGCTGGTGGCGATCAAGACGATACGGATCTACCGGCCGCGCAAGGACAATCCGGAGCGCAAGCGCGTCGTCCAGAACATCCGCCTGCGGGAGTACGGGGACGATGAATAAGATCTTGGATATTGGCAAGATATGCCCGTGGTGTGAAACAATGCATCCTGAAAATCAGATGGCAAACCCGCATTATTGCATTGCAAGGCTTTGCGAACGGGTGGATGGACTGGAATCAATCAGAGAAGAAAAGCAACCATCCATTGATTTGATCTTTTCCGAGCTGCGAAAAGCGGAGGAGAAGCATCCGGGATGGCCGCAGGATGTGGTTCATGCCGTTGCAATCATGGTCGAGGAGGCCGGTGAAGCGATGCAGGCCGCTTTGGATGTCCATTACCGCGGCCGCGGCATCGAGGATCTCCGCATCGAGCTGGCGCAGACCGGCGCAATGGCGATCCGGGCCCTCATACACCTGGAGGATGACAAATGAGCCTCTGCTGCGCTTCTGATCCCCGCCGCCCCCGCGCCCCTTTTTGGGGAAAAACGGCCAAAATAAGCTATCACGGCCCGAAATGGTCCAGGTTGGTCCAAGTTGGATTTTCAAATTGGACCACGGACCCCTTGATTTTACTGGGGTGGTCCAAGTGGTCCAAGTGGTCCAAGTCATTTTCACCATATCGCGCGTACACGCGCGCGCGTAAATGGTTCTCTATTTTGTACTATTTTCAATTATCTTTTTAAAAGACTTTTTAGGTTTTATAGAAAACTACTTGGACCACTTGGACCATTCAATAATATCAGGTATTTAAGTTGGACCAAAGGTTGGACCAAGCCGGGACCACTTGGACCACTCAATAAAATTGAATGCTTATAATTATTGATCGGCATTATTGATGACTATGGACACCGACAAATACAACCCGATAAAAAAAGAAATCAGTAATGATAACAACACATCATCAACGAATACGGGGACGGATAAAATCTCCGGCAGCGAATTTGGATCATGGCAGGACAGCGCTCCCGTCATGCGACTGTCCGCATTTCTTCGGGCGAATCGCGATGCCGGCATTCGACTCTGCCGACGGGGCGATGCGCCGTGCCTGGTGTTCGACCCGCCGCTTCGACGCTCCGACGTGGGCTCGATGCGCTTGGGAAGCGCAGAGCACGCCTACGACCTTGCCATAGATCCGAAGCGGGATATGGCTATGATGATCCGCGCCGGAATCATCACCATAGACGACATTGGTGCATTGGACGATATTGATGCAATAGGTTCTTCCGCGTGAGGTTTTCTATACGGGTCGCGGAGCCCCAAAAAATCACTACATTTAGAAATAATAACGGGCTGGAAGAATGGAAGTAACTGAAAGTAGTGCAATAATGGATGATCTTCCGCACCCGCTCGATGGTCAGGTTACGTGCGCGGGCATGTTCACGCCGGCGGACGCACTGGAGGTGTTCAATGTGAATTTTATGGATTATGAGTTTTCAAGAATCTGGATATTGAAGCGGCTGCATCCGGACGGGGCGCATTGCCCCGGATGCGGGGCGGATGTGCCAGAGAACAAATTGCAGCGGTTTTGGTCGAATGGGCGCATGGCATGCCGGCACTGCGGGAAGTATTTTACGGCCATGACCGGAACGTTCATTTCCGGATCGCAATTTGAGTTCAGGGTTGTTTATTTACTGGCGGTCCTCCTGGCCCTGCATATTCCGGATAGGCAGATCGCAAAAATAACAAACATGAGCGCGGAGAATGTTCGACTCTGGCGGTTGAAGTTTCTTGACGCGGAGAAGATGGGTTGATGAAGGTTGAAAGATAATGGCCGATGAAGGCTCCGTAGATCATTGCTTCAAAAACATCCTGGAGGTCGTGAAGCACCTCAAGGCCTATGGATGGAAGGTCGGGAAGTCGATCGCGTACCAGCACAGAAACGATGGCAAGATCCGCCCGCGCGCTGACGGTCTTTTTCACAAGAAAGATGTCGAAAAATATGCCAGGACATTCCTGCGGAGGTTCGACACCGGATTTTCTGTTTCTGATTCAAAGGATTCAAGCCAGCAGGAAAAGCAGGCGGCTGAGACTGAGAAGATCAAGGCCCAGGCGCGCCATTGGTCCATGAAGGCGTCGATCCTGGAGGGGCGCTACGTCGAAAAGGGCCTGTTCGAGCGGGAGCTGGCCCGGCGGGCGGCGGTCTTCAAGAACGACATCGAGAATTTCTGCCGGTCCCAGGCGGCCGGGATCATCAACCTCGTGGCAGGTGACGTCGCGAAAGCGCCAGGCCTGATCGATTTCATGCTCGGCCAGGCCGAAAACTGGCTCGGCCGCTACGCGGAGGAGAAGGAATTCCGGCTTCCGGCGCCGCAGCCGGCTGTGGAAGCGGACGACGTTGTTGACGACGGCGACGATGACGACGACGACGACGAATCGGGGATGAACGTATGAGAACAACAATGATTTCGATGACGGGGAGGAAGGATATTATGGGATCGATGCCGAGGCTTAAAATCAAGGATGACATCCGCTACCGCAAGGGATCGACGAATGACGCGAATAATTGCGAGTGTTGTTTGAATTTCACCAACATGGACCCGGAATGCGCGGTCCCATCCCGAGCATACGGGTCGTGTCGACTGATCATCGAGCACTGTCCTGTCTGCGTGCGCTTCAACCGGCGCACCCGCGTCCGCTCCGACTATACATGCGACCGCCAGGAGTACGACGGCCGGTACAAAGCGCATTCGGCGGCCATGCCGGCCAGAGCTGGATCGGCAGGAGGGAAGGGCTGAACAGTTAGATAGAGCTAACGATGGAAAAGCTCCTGAAAATCATCAATGACCTGATCCGCTCGAAGTTCTGGGGCGTCCTGGAGGTCCGCTTCGAGGACGGGAAGGTTGTTTTCGTAAGAAAGACGGAGCACATCAAGCTGTAACACATCATGCTATCGGGAACCGAGGCATGCTTTGCGCTAACCGGCGCGGCATGCCTTTTTTTGCGGAGAACAAGCGGAGAGCAAGTGGAACAGGCTGTCGCATTCACCTTCACGCCCGCCGAGCGGATGGTCTTCCGGAAAAAGGAGAATCTCACCGTTTCGCAGTGGGCGGAGCGGCACCGCGTCGTCACGAACGGCCCCATGACGGGCAAATGGCGCAACGATGTCACGCCCTACCTGGTCGAGCCGATGGACACGATCGGCCTGCCCTGGGTGCGCCGCATTATCCTTTGCTTCGCGCCGCAGACGGGCAAGACGCAGGTGGCCTTCAACTTCCTCTGCTACGCGATCGACCAGGACCCGGGCCCGGCCATGTACGTCATGCCGGACGAGAAGATCACGAAGCGGATCAGCCGACGGCGGATCATTCCGATGTTTCGGGGATCGCCGCGGATCGCCGCGCTCATGAGCGAGCGGGCGGACGACACGACCGCGACGGCCGTCCACTTTCAGAACGGCACCGACTTAATGATGGCCTGGGCGACCTCCGCGGCGGAGCTGTCCTCCGAGTCCATCCGCTACCTGATCCGGGACGAGCTGGACAAGTTCCCAGAATTCTCCGGCAAGGAGGCGGACCCGCTGGCCCTGGCCGAGATCCGGACCAACGCCTACCCATACACGAAAAAGATCATTGACCTGTCCACGCCCACGACGGACAGCGGCTACATCGGCAAGGCGATCGAGCAGGAGGCGGACGAGGTGCGGGATTTCCACGTACCCTGCCCGGTCTGCAACGATGAGCAGCCGCTGGTCTTCGGCCGCGGAGCGGATGGCGTCGGCGGGATCGTCTGGCCGCAGAAGTGCCGGGACCCGCGCGAGGTCGCCCACCGGAAGCTCGCACGCTACCAGTGCCGCGCCTGCGGGATGCTCTGGGACGATTACCTGCGGAACGAGGCCGTCCAGCGGGGCCGCTGGGTGGCCCGCAAGGCCGATCCGGATCATCGCGCCGTCTCCGTCGGCTTTCACCTGCCCTCATGGTATTCCCCGTTCGTGTCGCTCTCCGACGCGGCCGCGGCGTTCCTGCGCGGCCAGGATGACCCGCAGAAGCTGATGGTCTTCGTCACGCAGCACGCGGCGGAGGTCTGGCGGGAGACGATCATCCCGAAAAAGGAAAGCGGCGTCCTGGAGCACAAGACGGACCTCCCCGCCGGCGTCGTCCCGCCGGAGGCCGTGGCGCTCACCTGCGGGATCGATGTCCAGAAGCTCGGCTTCTGGTTTGTCGTGCGGGCCTGGGCGGAAGACCTGACCTCCTGGCTCATCCAGTACGGCTACATGACTTCCTGGGCCGACATCGAGGCGCTTGTCTTCAACACGCGCTACCCCGTGCAGGGATCGGAGGAGACGATGGGGATCTGGCGGGCCGCCATCGACACGGGCGGCGGCGAGACGGCCGACAACGAGTGGACCCGCACGGAGGAGATCTACCAGTGGATCCGCAGCCAGCGCCCCGGCGTCATCTACGGCACAAAGGGCGCGTCTCACATCCGCTCGCTGGGCCTGAAGCGGATCAAGATCACGAAAATCGACCAGCTCCCGCGGTCGAACAAGCCCATCCCCGGAGGGCTGGAGCTGCGCCTGCTGGATTCGGCGCAGTACAAGGCCCTGCTCCACTGGCGGATGGAGCGGAAGGAGGGCGAGTCGCAGCGGTTCTATCTCCACGCCGACACGGGGATCGACTACGCCCAGCAGATCCTGGCCGAGGAGTTGGCCCGGGACCGCAAGGGAAAGACCTACTGGAAGCAGCGCAGCCGGAGTAATCACCTCCTGGATGCAGAATGTTTGGCCGCAAGCTGCGCCGACAGCGAATGGCTTCCGTCGCTGAAGATGATGGCCGGGTATCTGAAGCAGCGAAAGGACCCGCAGCATGTCGCGCGGCAGAAGCGCCGGGTCATCAACCGGGGGGTCATGTAATGGAGATCATATAATAATGGGTGACAGGCATGGCGGTTGAGAGAGGGGAATATTTTTTGATGTCAAAAGATGAGATATGCGCTTATTTGGGCGGCATAGGGGATGCTCTGTTTGCAAAATTTTTGACCATGAATATACCCGTGACATGTATTGATGGTCGCTATTATGCGCACCGGGAGAATATCGATACATGGTGGAAAATTCTGACCAGCAAAAGAAGGCCTCAGTTGGAAGGGCAACCATCTAATCGGGCCGATCTTGCAAAATAATATCACCTTTCCCCAAGTTACAGCTCCGGCATGAAGTTATCAGGTTTTCATCGCACCACATGCCCCCTTTAGACAACGGTCTTATGTGGTCCACTTCAAGAACGACATTTTCATCATTTTTCGGTGATTTCCCACAATACTGACATTTGAATTTATCCCTTCGTAGGATTCTAAATCGCAACCTTAACCCGACATTAATTTTTTCCGAAGATGCCGCGATTTTTTGTTCAATGACTTCTTTCGTGTCGAGATCATATGGCATCCCGTAATTCATCAAGGCTCGCTTTACATGCCAAAAATTTGCGATGCCGAAATTTTTTGTTTTCAAGATTTCCCTTTGAGGGATTTTCAGAATATCCTCCGGGCATTTTATATTATGCCACCTCAATCCATCCAGTAACCTAATAAGTGCTTTTCGTTCCCGGTGTTCCGCAGACAAAACCAAGTCAAGCAACGGTTCGCTCAATCCATCGATTCCCTCCCGCTTCATCCACTGGATGCGATAATCATCTGTCAACAATTCTCCGTAAACATCAAGGATGATCTGTCTGACCCTTTCCCTGGTCAAACCGTATCGCTCTCCTATTTTTTCTAATGATAATCCATCAATGATCCGTAATTTCAACATATCGAAATGTCTTGTTTCCATAGTTGCGCCTTTGTGACGAGAATAGTTGGATAGCGCTTGCTTGTCAAGTTAAAAGATTCGACTTGACAATAAAAGAGGCAAAATTATTTAACACCCGATTTCATGCCGATTCTTCCCTTTTTACCCCCGATTTTACCCCAATTCGGCCTCCGTGGCCGTTTTCGCCAAAAAACATCGTGTAGAATTCCAGCCAAAATAAACCTGCCCGTGTCGGTTGACCGGGTTCAAAGGGGGTTTGCTATGGCCGGAATCACGCTTGCCCAGGCTGAAGCACAGCTTGCGCTGTGGCTGGCGGCAGATGCGGCGGTTGCCAGCGGTCAGTCCTACGCGATGGGCGACAAGTCCCTCACACGGGCGAATGCCTCCGAGATCCGCAAGAACATCGACTACTGGAACGCCAAGGTTCAGGGCTTGTCCATGACCAACGCATCCGCCCGCAAGGGGCCGGTGGTCAGGGGGGCCACTCCCGTATGAGCAAGTTAATCATCCCGAAGCCGAACCTCATTGACCGAATTGTCGAGTATGTAAACCCCGTTGCCGCCAGGAAACGCCTCGCCGCGCGGGCCGCGATGGCCTACGCCGAAGGCTACGCCGGAGCATCCGTCACCCGCCGTTCATTGTCCGGTTGGTTCACGATCCCCAGGGACGCCGACGGCGACGTGCTTCCATACCAGGGGAAACTGCGGGAGCGAAGCCGGGACCTGATCCGGAATGCGCCCGTGGCGACCGGGGCCATCGGCCTGGTCGTGTCGAACACCGTGGGGCAGGGCCTCAAGCTCCAGGCCCGCATCGACCGCGATTACCTGAAGATTGACGACGCGACGGCGGAAGCCTGGGAATCCGAGGTGGAACGGGAGTGGGCGCTTTGGGCGGAAACACAGGAATGCGATTGCGCCCGGACCCTTCAGTTTGACGGCATCCAGACCCTCGCGCTCCGCCAGGTCCTCGAAAACGGCGATGCGTTCTTTTTGATGACCCGGTTCAAACGTCCCCCTGGGATGTACCTGCTGAAGTTGCAGGCCATCGAGGGCGACCGGGTGACGAATCCGGATTACAAGTCGAACAGCGGCACGTTGTCGGGAGGAGTCGAAAAAGACTCATACGGCGCACCCATTGCCTACCATGTCCTTCAGCAGCACCCCTACGCCATGGTGTCGAACGTGTCAGCGGCAAAGTGGGACAGGCTGGAAGCGTTTAACGCCAAGACCGGCCTCCGGAACATGCTTCACCTCTACAACGTCCTTCGCCCCGGCCAGACCAGGGGCGTACCCTATCTTTCCCCCGTGATCGAATGCCTCAAGCAGTTGGACCGCTACACCGATGCCGAGCTGATGGCCGCCGTGGTCGCGGGCATGTTCACGGTGTTCGTGAAAACCGAGTCCGGGATGGGCATGCCGTCATGGAATCCGGCGGATGAGGTCGGGGCCGCGACGGATGACGAGGATTACAAGCTGGGCAACGGGGCTATTGTCGGCCTCGCGCCAAACGAGGACATATCCACGGCAAATCCTGGCCGGCCAAATTCGCAGTTTGACGTGTTCGTTCAATCCATCCTCCGTCAGATCGGCATGGCCCTGGAAATCCCCTACGAAGTCCTGATCCGTCACTTTTCCAGCTCGTACAGCGCATCCAGGGCGGCATTGCTGGAGTCGTGGCGGTTCTTCCGGACCCGCCGCGCATGGCTGGTCAAGAATTTCTGTCAGCCGGTTTATGAGAATTGGCTGACCGAGGCCGTGGCCTTCGGCCGGGTGTCCGCGCCGGGGTTCTTCAATGACCCGAAGATCCGGGCTGCCTATTGCGGGTCCATATGGATCGGTGATGCTCCGGGTCAGATCGACCCCATGAAGGAAGTCAACGCGGCGGAAAAGCGGCTCAACCTGGGAATCTCCACTCTGGACGAGGAAACGGTTCTGCTCACCGGCGGCGACTTTGAGAAGAATCTGCCGCGCATCCGTAAGGAGCGGGGGCTGTTGGCCGATCTTGGCCTGTGGCAGCCGACGCTACCCGCACCGGACCCGTCACAGCCGGTCGAGGATCCAGAAGATGACGAGGAGGAGGAAAGCGAAGGATGAAGCTGATGGACATTCTTAATTCGCCCTGGGCCATCGCACCGGAAAAGCTGAAAGAAATCAGCGATGTATATGCCACCCATATGAAGGGTGAAAAGATCGACCTCAAATCGTTGCAGGCGCTCCGGCGGACGGGCATGGACGACCTGGACGAGGAGCGTGGTTATCGAGTGGAAAGTGGAGTGGCGATAATCGACGTTCGGGATGTCCTGTCCAAGAACCTGACTTTTTTCAGTTATCTGTTCGGTGGAACGTCCATGCGCCAGGTCGGGGAGTCATTCGACCGTGCGATGGAGGATCCCCAGGTCCATGCCATCATCCTCGCCATTGATTCGCCTGGCGGGACCGTGGACGGCACGGAGGAATTGTCCGCAAAGATCATGTCAGCCAGGGGGGACAAGCCAATTATCGCTTGGGCGGACGGCATGATGGCTTCCGGGGCTTATTGGGTCGGGGCCGCTGCCGACAAGATCTATGTTTCCGGGGAAACGGCGGTCGTCGGTTCCATCGGGGTGGTGGCGACGCATGTGGATGTCAGCAAGGCAGACGAGCGGTATGGAGAATATTGGACCGAGATCACAGCCGGTCGCTACAAGCGCATCGCATCATCCCATCGCCCGCTGTCGGAGGAGGGCCGGTCTTACATCCAGGATCAAGTCGATTCCCTTTATTCGGTGTTCGTTCAATCCGTCGCCGCCATGCGGGGTCGCCCGGTGGAGGAGATCCTTCCGGCGGCGGACGGTCAGATATTCATCGGCCGGAAGGCCATCGAAGCTGGTTTGGCGGACGGAATGTCCAGCCTGAATGATTTAATCAATCAACTGAAGGAGGATTGGAGCATGAACAAAGACGATCTCCGGGCAAAACACCCGGACCTGTATCAGTCCGTTCTGGACGATGGGCGCGTGCTCGGAGTCGCAGAGGGCAACGAGCAGGGCAAAAAAGCCGGATTCGCTGAAGGTGAGAAAGCGGGTGCGGAAAAGGAACGTCAGCGCATCAAGGATGTCCGGGCGCAGTTGCTTCCCGGCCATGAGGCGTTGATCGAGGAGCTGGTGTCTGACGGGAAATCGACCGGGGCCGAAGCGGCGGTCAGAATCCTGGCGGCGGAGAAGGGGAAGATCGAGGAGATGGCGAAGGCGATGGCTGCTTCTGCCGTCCCGCCCGTCCCCCCTGTGGCCGATGCCGGAGAAAAGCCCAAAGACACGTTCGAGGCGGCGGTTGACCGCCTGATGGCGGAAGGGATGTCCAGGGGCAAGGCCATGTCGAAGGTCGCCCAGGAAAAGCCCGAACTGCATCGAGATTACATTGCCCGTGTCAACAAGCGGGCGGAATAAGGAGGATTGAAAATGTCATCTGTGAATTACATCAAGACATTCTACGCAGGTGAGGCCCTGGCGGCCAAGCGCCGGGTAAAAATCGACACATCGTCCCCGGCGACGACCACGGACCCGCCGGAGGTGGTTTACGCCGACGCAGGCGAGGATTTCATCGGCGTGACCGAATATGCGGCAGCAAGCGGTGCGCTTGTCGCCGTTAAATTGATCAACGCTCCCGGCACCTTTGAGATCTGCTGCGACATCGGGTCTGCAATTGCTCGCGGAACGGTTCTGTATGGAGCGGCCGACGGCAAGATTTCAGACACGTCGTCCGGATCGGCCCAGGGAATTGCCCTGCAAGCCGGTGCGACCGACGGCGATATCATCGAGTGCCTGATGTGGTCGGTAAAATCCACCACGGCGGCATCGGTCAGCGTTGCGGATTCGGGTAATTTCACAACCGCGGCCACGGTCGAGGCGGCCCTTGCGGAAATCTATCAGAGTTTGATCAGCATCCAGGGATTCATACCCATCCCGCTCACGTCCCTGCGCGAGGTTGCGGATTGTGCGGTGGGCAATATAGCGGCGAATGGCGGTGTTCTGGCGAGCGACACCACGCCGCTCCTCGGCCCGGCGGTTGATTCCCCGCTGGACGGTTGCCAGGTGGTTTCGTGGGCAGCCAGCAACAACGATGCGGTCATGTTCCAGGTTCCGCTTCCCCCCGATCTGAACGAGGCGGCCGACCTGGTGCTGCACATGCGGATCAAGAGCGCGGGGACGACCAACGCGGTCGGGTTCACGTCAAAAGCCTTTTTCAACGAGGGCGATACGGTGGTTGAGGACACCGGCCAGACGAATCAGACGGCAACCTGGGCGGAAAAACTCTTGACCATCGCGGCGGCGGATGTCCCGGCAGGCGCACAGACGCTCACCGTGCAGCTTACACCGGTGGCCCACACGACCGACATCATGTACCTGTCGGCCCTGTGGCTCGAATACAAGACCATGATCAAGACATCGTAACGACCTAACGGATCATTGAAAAACAGGGGTCCGTCCGAGGCCTGATCAGCCGGAGGCGGCGCAAGAAGAAAACAGGCGGGCAAGTGAAGGTGCCTTCACCATCTTCATTGCCCGCTTTTTTCTTGCCCCGCAACCCACACACACAAGGAGGAAAGAAAAATGCCCAGACCCACATCAGCAACCACGCTCCAGCGTCCGGACCTGTCCACGCTGGCTTATGAGTACATGCTCGAGGCCGACCGCAGGGGCTTCATTGGCTTGAGCATCTTTCCGATCTTCGAGGTCCCGCAGCAGAGCGCGGACTATCCGAAAATCCCCACCGAGGCCCTGCTGAAGCTTCAGGAAACCAAGCGTGCGCCCAGGGCCGCGTATCCCCGGTCGGATTACGAATTCGAGACGGGGACTTATTCCTGTGTCGAGTACGGCTGGGAGGAACCCATTGACGACGTGGAAGCCGCGCTGTACCGCCGCTTTTTCGACGCCGAGGTGGTCGCCAACATGCGGGCCGTCGATATTCTTCTGCGCGGTCAGGAGAAGCGCATCGCGGCGGCGGTGATGAACACGGGGAACATCACCAACACGTCCAACGTAACGACCGAGTGGAGCACGGCGGCATCCTGCACGCCCCATGCGGACGTGGAGACGGCAAAGGAGGCCATGCGGGCGGCAACCGGGCTTCTGCCCAATTCCATCGCCATGACCTACAAGGTCTTCACGAACGTCCTCAAATCGAAAGAGCTGAAGGACGCCTTCCGCTACACGAATCCCATCGAGATCGGCGGCCTGGAGATGAAGCGTCGCCTTCTGGCGCAGTATTTCGGTGTGGACCAGGTGCTTGTCGGCGGCGCGATCTACGACAGCACGGCGAAGGGTCAGGCCACGACCATCGCGGACATTTGGGATGACGAGTACATCCTGCTCGCCAAGCTGTCCGGCGGCGGCCCGGATCTCCGCGAACCGTGCCTCGGCCGGTCGTTCCTGTGGACGGCGGATTCTCCGAGCAACCTGGTCGTGGAGTCCTATCGCGAGGAGCAGACCCGGAGCAATATCATCCGGGTGCGGCATAACGTGGGCGAAGCCTTCATCTTCGCCGGAGCGGGCTATCTGCTGGGCAACATCACGGCGTAATCGGGGGTGCAATGCCCAGGCACAGACCAGAGGAATCCGAGCGGGTCGCCGGTGCGGTTCCGGCCGGCGATCCCGCTTTCTGGCCCCAGGAGGATTTCCCCAGGGGGATCCTTGACGGCGACCTGGTGCAGTACAACGCCGAAACGGAGGAGTGGGAGCGTGTCGCCAAGGCGGATGTGGTCCATGATCCCGTCACGGCATCCGCGCCCATCCAGGCATCCGGCCAGGCACTATCCATCGTCAATGACAAGGGTGAAACCGTGACGGAAGTTGACACCGGATCCTTGTCGAATTCCGAAAAGACCATCCCAACGAGCAAGACCGTATCGGCGGCAATCGCAGCGGGCGGCGGCGGTGACGGGATGATTTGGGCAATCGTTTTCGGCGGGTGAGAAATGATCGTCATCGAGAACGGCGACAAATTGCAGGGCGACGCCACGAATGCGGCGGAAGTCGATTTCAGCGTTCATGGGCTGGATGACAATGCGTTGACGCAACTCGCGGACGGACAGCTCCCCAGCACAACGGGCGATCTGTATGTGGCCGATTCGACCGATGTCATCACGTCGATCATCCTGGTGAACACCGGATCAGCGCACAATCATGTCAACCTCTACCTTCTACCGGCCGCAGGCACGGCACGGCGGCTCATCGCAAAAGACCTTCAGCTTGAGGCGGGCTATTCGCTGCATTTCGACGGCGCAAAGGTCATGGTCCTGACATCCCTGGGCGGCATCGCATACATCGGGGAGAAAGGCGAAACCGGAGCGACCGGGCCGCAAGGCGAGACAGGGGCGCAGGGACCGCAAGGCATCCAGGGCGAAACAGGGGCGACGGGCGCGCCTGGTGCGGACGGTGAGGACGCTTACTGTTACATAGCATACGCCTCGGACGATAGCGGGACAGGATTCACCACGACCTTCAACGCGGCCCTGGACTATATCGCGATCCTGTCAACTGACACCGAGCTTGTTTCGCCGTCCCCGCAGGCGTCGGATTTTGCCGGGCTGTGGAAAAAGTACAAGGGGGAAAAAGGAGAGACAGGAGAGACAGGTCCCCAGGGAGAGACCGGGGCAACCGGAGCAGCCGGGGCGGATGCCTACTGCTACATCGCATACGCGTCGGACGATAGCGGTACAGGATTCACCACGACGTTCAACGCAAGTCTGGATTACATCGCCATTCTGTCAACGGACACCGAGCTGGTGTCGCCGTCGCCCCAGGCTTCGGATTTCGCGGGTCTGTGGAAAAAATACAAGGGGGAAAAAGGGGATTCCGGCGGCATTGATTTGGAGACAACGGCGGAAAGCGACTTCATTGTCTCCGCCGGAAGTCCTCTGGCGTGGGTCAAGAAAACGCTGGCCGAGACCAAGACCATACTCGGATTCATGGCGGCGGGGGCATACGAGCTTACGGACGGCGCGACCATCGCTGTCGATTGGTCGGACGGAGCCACTCAATATGTCGTCATCGGGGCAACGGGAAGAACGGTCACGTTTGCAAATCCGGTTGAGGGTACCGTGTACCGGCTGATCGTCATCCAGGATGGAAGCGGTAGCAGAACCATCACGACATGGCCCACGATCAAGTGGGCGGGAGGTTCCGCTCCGACGCTAACGACAACAGCAGGCAAGGCAGACATTATCACGCTTCTGTACGCGAACAGCGCTTATTACGCGGACTGCGCTTATAACTTCTAAAGGGGATGGCAGGTGGGCAGCAAGGTCAGATCCGGCGCGTACATCATCGAAACGTTCACGGAAAGTGAGACCTGGGCAACGCCTCCGGGCGTTACGAAGGTGGATTATTGCGTTGTCGGAGCAGGCGGCGGCGCGGGCGGTTATGTCAGCGGGTCCGCCAGCGCAGGCGGTGGCGGCGGCGGGGAGGTCTTGGAGGGGACCGATCTTGCGGTTGCCGGGGATGTCACGGTCACGATAGGAGCCGGTGGCGATACTTCCCCAACGGCAAACCCGGCCCAGGCAGGCGGAGATACGACATTCGGTTCAGTCACCGCAAATGGCGGCAACGGCGGTTATAGATATGGTCATGGCGGTGCAAGCGGTGATGGGCATACAGGGGGTGCTTATAATCCGACCTATACCTGCGGCGGCGGCGGTGGTGGAGGCGATGCCAATGGCAGCAACGCCGGAAGTAGCGGCGGTAAGGGCGGGGACGGGACGCAATGCTCCATTGACTCGACCTATTACGGCGGCGGCGGGT